AATTTAAACGAACCATATTGTGATGCGCCTATAATATTTATTTTTGGTCTACCTTCTCTTGTGCCTGAAATTTCTTGTATCACATATACAGTAGACGGAGTTTCCTTAATGTTTTTGTAATTTATGCTTTCTGACATTGACAGTAATATAAAGTATATGCTATATAAGTCAATAGAAAGTTAATAGATCAAATATGAATTTTACAAATGTTAAAGATATAACAGTTGAGGAAACTAGAGCTCAAATTGCATGTATGTTAAACGAGTTGTGGCATAGCAGATTACCTAAAATTCATTGGTCTAATGTAGTAAGAAATACTCATTATGTTTGTTATGTATTTAAATTTAAACAAGCCATTATTGGAGTAGGTATTTGGTCTTCCCCTGTTGCTCAAAATAGATTTAAAGATGGCAAAAAAATGTTAGAATTAAGGCGATTAGCTTTATGTGACGTTTGCCCAAAAAATACAGCTACATATGTTATTTCTCAAATGATAAAACAAATTAAAATTAAATTTTCAGAAATTAATAGATTAATTTCATATCAAGATACTACTGTTCATCTTGGAACAATATATAAAGCTGCAAATTGGACTGTAGTATCAAACGTTCCTTTAATGGATTGGTCTAATAAACAAAGAAAAAGAAACGTCCTACAGTCAGATTCTTCTAAAGTAAGATGGGAATATAAAATATGAACTACAAGTTTAAAACTAAACCTTATGCGCATCAATTAAAGGCATTAGAAATGTCTTGGGATAAAGAAGTGTTTGCTCTTTTTATGG